TGGAACTGATAGTAATGTAGTATATGATTTTTATAACATTTGGCCTAGTGATTTGAGTACCATTGAAGTAGGATTTGATAATGCTGATACCGTTCAAGAATACACTGTTACATTAGTGTTTACTCATTGGGAACGTCGATAACAACATTTAAATGAATCGTAAAAAAGTGTCACATGACTATAAAAATCATGTGACACTTTTTTGTTTACATTTTATTTATAATGTCTCTAATAAATCTTCATCAATGAATCCTTTGGATGGTGTATGTTCCTTAATACGTTCCTCACTACGTTCTGTTTCATCGAATAAAAAAACCTTCAAACAATTTCTACAAAAATGATTTTCTCTGATAACTCTGTTTTCTTTATCTAAATTGTTTCCAATTAATCCTCCTCCTTTTCCAATAAAAACGTTTCCATGAATACTGAAATACTCACTACTGTTCACTTCAAATATTTTTTCACACCTATCACATTTAACTGCTTCAATTTCCATTGTTTTCCTCCAAAGATTCGTTGTTTAATTCGTTATAAATGTTATACAATTCAATGACAGCTTTTAAAATTTTTTCACGCTTTCTTATGTCATTTTGAATTATTGCATGAGATAAAACAAATCTATCTATATTGTCAATAATAACACTTAATCTATCAATGACTTCATGTTTCCCATAAGAATCATTTTCCATAATGTTCTTCCTTAATCAAAGTATTAATTTCTTCAAACAATTCTTCATTTTCTTTTTTCAATTTGAATAATTTATTATAATTTTCCAACATTTTATTCAACGTTGTATAGTGTTTATAACAGTCTTTCTTGTTATGAAATTCTATGAAACTGTTGTTATCAAATTTGTAATAGAAGAATCTATCATATCCATTTTCATGAGTGCAAGTAGAAAAATAATTACTTTTAGAAACATCAATTAAAGTTCCATCTTCCACTTCTTCTCCAGTCCCAATCCACTTTGGATTTCCATTTTTGAAAAATTCAATAATTTTAATATAACTTCTTTTTTCTGGAAATACAACTTTCATTTTAAATTCTCCTTTTCGATGAGTGACATCATTATAATAAAAATGTTTTTATAAGTCAAGAAGAAAAATGATAAATAATCTTTAGAAAGTTTATTTATATCAAAAGAGGATTATAATGAAATCATTCAAATCTTGGTTATATGAAAAAAGAAAAAATCCAGAACAAAACCCAAGAGTCAGTTCTTATGAACAAGTAAAACCTTATCTTAAAGATGGTTATTATATTTCTATGAGAAATATTAATAAATTAGGAATTAACCCTGAAAGTAAATATAAAACACCTAATGGGATTTATAGTTATCATTTAGGTGTTTATAAGGATAGGATTGAACAAAGCGAATCATTAAAATATTTACCCTATGTTAGTGATGCACCTTATGTTTATCTTTTTAAGTCGAAAATTAAACCTATTAAATTGGGGGATATGACAGAAGAAAGTGTTAAAAAATTCATTAAGGAGGTATTTGATAAGAAATCTGAACTTAAAACTTTCTTCCTAGAAAAAGTTGATTACTTGAAATCACTAGAAAGAACAATTGATATTTTAAAAAAAGATCGAATAGAAGAATTAAAATATGGCGATGATCACACTTTCAATGATAAAGATGTTGAATTTTTAAAAAGTGAATACACTAACACTTTCAAAGTGGAACCAAAAAAATATAAACACGAAGAATATATCAAGTTAATGGATGATACAATTAAAGAATTAGAAATTGAATTAAGAGAATTAAAAAGTAATATCAATAATCCAAAATTTTTAATTGATAAAATTTATGATCAAGGAAAAAGAGAAGCACTTATAAAATCTCCCGGTGGAATTTTTTGGTGGTTTAGTTGGTTCATTTATCAAAGAAGAATGAACAAATGGAATGGTTTCTTTCGTGAAATGGGGATTTATGGTGTCGATGATAATAAAGGTGAAAGTATTATTCACCCTAATGAACCATTCCAAACTGTATTCTTTGATAAAACACAATTAGAAGTGATTAAGGTATTTGATAACAAAGATTATATAAGATATAAAAAGGAGAAAAAAAGTGAGAGTTCTGTTTATGTAGGGCATAAAAAATTTGATTATGTAGTAGAAGATGGAATTAGAGTTTATAGAAATATTGACATTAGTAAAATGAATTTAAAAAAGATACCAGATTTTGGAAAAGGTAAACAATATAAAGTGACTAATGATTTTGATTGTTCTTTTAATCAATTAACAAGTTTGGAAGGTGCGCCTAATAATGTTGGTGGTGGTTTTTATTGTTATAATAATCAATTAACAAGTTTAGAAGGTGCGCCTAATAATGTTGGTGATAGTTTTAATTGCGTCAATAATGACAAAAAATTTACCAGAGAAGAAGTAAGAGAAGTTTGTGATGTGAAAGGAAAAATTTATGTATAGTGTTTCTGATTTTATTTCTAAATTTCAAATTGGTGCTAGGCCAAATTTGTTTAGGGTTGAAATTGATCAACTTGGGAATTCATGTCAATTCATGTGTAAGGGCGCACAAATTCCCGGCAGATCAGTTTCTAAACTTCCTGTGACTTATCTTGATAGTCAATTTTATATTGGTGGTGATACAACTTATCAAGATTGGTCAATCAATGTTATGAATGATATTGATTATGATATTAGATTTAGACTTGAAGATTGGATGAATATGATTAAACAACAGGGGGAAACAAGAGGTCATGCTGGTTGGACTTACTTGATGGATGGTAGAGTTACACAACTTGGTCCTAATGGTGAAGACGCAATCACTTACACTTTATTCAATATGTTTCCTGTTGATGTTACTCCTATTGACTTGTCTTGGGAAACAACTTCTACTATAGAAGAATATCAAGTTACATTTTCATTTTCACATTTCGGTAAGGAATAAAAAATGGCTATAGAAATATCTAGTCCTAGTTCTGGCCCAAATATGTTATCTATCTCACAATATATAACATATTTAAAAAAGGTGGGTATTGCCACTAATAATTTATATGTTGTTCATTTTAATCTAAGTGATTATTCTCGTTCAAATATTCCGTATAAAAATAGTCAACAAGATAAAAATAAAAATGAAACTTCTAATAAATATGAAACTGTTGTTAATACATTAACTGGTGTTGTTAATTTAAAACAAATACAACAAAAATCCAAATCAATTTATGAAGATGTAACAAGTTTTTTTTCAGGAAGAAGCGTAAGCGACCCTGATAAAGCGGCAGACATATCTACAGATATTAGTAACATAGAAGGTGTAGAAATTTTATGTACTTCTACACAGATCCCGTTTTACAAACAAAAAATGGAAACAACTTTTATTAACCACATGCACAGGAAATTTGCTACTGGAATAGATACTGACCCAATAAAAATGACCTTTTATGTCGATAGATCAAACGATGTATTGAAATTTTTCACACATTGGCATAATAAAATATTTAAAAAAACAGATTATAGTGGAGTGATGAATTACAAAAAAGACTATTCTTGTAATATTGATATTTATATGATTAACAAAAATACTTCAAATTATGGACCTGATTCACCTTTCAAATGTACTTTAATAGGTGCTTATCCAGCTTACATAGAACCATTAAATTTGAATAACAATAATACTGAATTATTAGAATTGAATGTTCAATTTGAATATGATATGATTAATCATTATCCTTTTTCGTATCAAGGTGAAGAAAACAAACTTGGTCAAGGTTTGTTTAGTACAGGAATTAACATTATTGATATGAAAAACAGAGTTGAACAAACAATAAATAACGTGAGGGATATGGGGAAAATGGCACAGAACACGGTTAAATCTGCTAGACATACAGTAGATGACATGAAAAACACAGCCAAGAGAATTTTTAGATTCTAAATTATGTTCATGAGAAAGGATTAAAAAATGTTACCTGACATTGAATTAACACCGTATTACAATTTGAAATTACCTATTAGTAAAAAAGAAGTTCAATATCGTCCTTATTGTGTTGGTGAAGAATTAACTTTCTTAACTCACATTGAATCAGAAAACAAGGAAGATATAATTGGTAGCCTAATAAATCTTGTCAAAAATTGTGTAAAGGAAAAAGATATATTTGATGATTTAACACTAATTGATTTTACTTATCTCTTAGTAAACATTCGTGCTAAATCAAAGGGTGAAATTGTTGAGATCCAAAAGAAATGTAGTAAATGTGAAGCAACAGAAATCCTTGGTTTTGATGTTATTAAGTCATTAAAATTTGAAAATGAAAAAGTAACTAAACAAGTTTTTGACTTATCCGACAAAATTTCCCTAGAAATGAGTGTTGTTCCATTTTCCTATATTAAAGATGTTATTAATGTAGAAGATGAAAATGATTTAAAATTGTTTACTATTGCTTGTTCTATTAAAAAAATTGTCATTGATGGAAAAATTTATAACAAATTAGAACCACAAGAAACTATTGATAAATTTCTCAAGAAGTGTACGACATCACAAATTAAAACCATTGTGGATAAAATGAATGAAATGATTACTCTTAAATCTGTTGTAGAGTGTGAATGTAAATGTGGTCATAAAGATAACATTGAAATGGAAAACATTCTAAGTTTTTTATCTTAATTTTCAGTTATAAGGATTTACAAAATTGGTATAAGGAAGTTGCTGATTTTGTGAGATATGGCGATTATTCTATAACTGAAATAAAATTAATGTTACCTTATGAGTTAATGGTTTATCAAAGTATATTACTTTCACAATTAGATGAGGAACAAAAGAAAAGGGCGAAGTAGCCCTTTTCTTGTTTGATAAATATTAATAAATTCTAATTGGATAATATTATGAAAAAAACCAAAGAAGAAACTCCTGATTTTGATAGTTTATTAAAATCAATGAATACTGGTGTTAATAAGTTGATTCTTATTAACAAAAATCTTGGTGATGTTAAACTTGGGGTTAAAAATGCTAACGCTAAAATTGTCAATAGTAATCTTGGTATTAAATCTCTTAATACTAAATTGGTTAGTATTGATAAGAACATTGCGAGACTTTTAACATCATTAACCAATGTTCCTACAAAGAAAGAAGAGAACTATTTAAGTGAGCAATATCAAAATGAATCAATAAGAGAAACAAAATTAACTAATGATTTATTACTTGACATTAAAAATTCGTTAAAAAATGGACCAAAAATTAATGTTGGTAAAGATGGGGGTGGATTAGGTGGGATTTTAGGATTAATGGGGTTAGCAGGTGGTATGAAAATGATGGGTAGTAAAGGCTTTAAGTTGGCAATGAAAACCACAAAGTTTGCTGGTAAAAGGGTGTTGACTCCATTATTTTTATTGTTGGCTGCTTCGCAAGGTTATAGTACAATTGAAGGAGATGAAACAGATAAATTAAAAGGTGCTGCTAAAGGTGCTTTAGATGAATTTATGAGTATGTTTTCCGACATAGGAGATTTAGCAAAAGATTTTTTTAATCTTGATGTTTTATCAAAAAAAGGAGAAGAAACGACTTCTGAATTATCAGAAGTCCTAGATTTTGTTGGAAAAGATTTTAAAAATGTATTTGGGGAATTTGGGGAATTGATAAATTTGTTTACTGTTCCTGAATGGTTGAACCCTAAAACGTGGGAAAGTTTATACGTTAACCCTGATGATTTTATGGAAAAAATACAAGGTGGAGTGAACCCATTAGGAATGGTGAAAAGTGGAATTGGTACTGTTGGAACAGGTAGCAAAATGGTTGCAGGTGTTAAAAAAGCTGCCAGTGATACAGATAAACGTGCTTATATGTCTTATGCCGAAGAAGTTGCTAAGAAGGAAGGTATTGATCCTAATATAATGAAAGGATTAATACAACAAGAAAGTAATTGGAATCCTAATGCTGTATCTTCAGCCGGTGCTATTGGATTAACACAAATGTTACCTACCACTGTTGGTGATGTTGGTGGTCATCCAGAAGACTTATTTGACCCTTATAAGAATATCCAATATGGCGCAAGATATTTAAAAACTTTATTAAATAGATATAATGGTGATTATAATAAAGCCTTAACAGCTTATCATAGTGGTATGGGAAATGTGGTCAAGGGAAATATAGGTCCAATTGGTCAAGTTTATGCTTCACAAGTTCAAGAAAAAGCCGGTGCGTTTAGAGAATTAGGGCCAGTTGGTACAGGCGAACCATATAAGTTTGCTCCTGATGTTCCTTTAGGACAAGCAATGGGTGATGCTGCTAAAGTAGTTATCAAAGTTGGTGGTGAAGGAATTGGTAACATGATTAATCCTGAAGCAGTTAAAAATGCTTCACAAATTCCTATTGATACTAGATTAGATGTTCTTAGACAAAGTTTATATGATATGAGAAATAAACAAGATGGTTTTGATCCCAACAATCCTAAAACGTGGGGATTAGACGCTATCAAAGAACAATCAAGAACTAGAAATATGCAAAATAAAGCAATAGAAGCTACAACAAAAGATAAAACTACTGCTGTTACTCCTGTTGTTAATAACAATAATATTATGGCAAACAATGCAACTCAAAATCAAAATCAAAATATTAATTCTGATTCTATTTTTGATTGGCAATATGCAAAAATGTTTTTAAACCCAAATTATAATAAGGTTTAATTATGCAATATTTTTATCATAACATGATTCGTAGATACATTGTAGCTTTTTCACATTTATTTTCTGATGTGAAAGTTCAACGTAAAGATGAGACAGGAACTTTATTAGAAGAAGTTAAAGTTCCTGTTATCTATGCTACAAAAAATAAAATGTATTACGAATTAAAACAACATCCCCAAGA